AGCAAGACCAGTTCCAAGAGCAGCACTACCAATACCGGCACCAAAGGCACCAACAGCAACACCAGACCCAAGAGCCGTACTTGCGGCGGCGGCAGGAAGCATAGCGGGCATGTTAAATCTCCTTCTTCATCAGTACGAGGCCCATGTTTTGCCCATACTCGTGTAATCCGAACATTGCGATAAGTTTACGCGCTTTTGTGTCATTTTCAAAAGGTGTTGCATATACTTCATTGTACCCTTCGGCCTTTAGCCCCGGCGCAACTACGTTAACAAAAATACTATAGTACCTTTTAAATTTTGACGGTGACCACGCCCCCGGCGCTATATTTAAATGCAAAGCCACCTTACCAATATCCCGTAAGTAGTCGCACAGAAAAATTACCTCTGCGTCTTGATAAAGAGTTCTGCGTGGAATCATAGTGCAGAAGTAAAGGTTGCCGTTAAAATAACCGACGGTGAAGTCGGGTGTGCTGGGCTAGTTCCCGGCGGGTAAGTCACCGCCAAAGTGTTGCCGCTATCCGATGCGAAATAAAGCTGGATGTAGTCGTTGGTATTGACTGGGATAATAATGTTCCACGAGATAATCGCCGTAGCTGGTTTGGTCGCACTGATCCTTGCTGGAATGGTGCCAATACCTGCACTGTAGTCAATGTTGGTACCGTTCTTTTTGAACCACAGCGTCACGTTGTCCACTGCATTATCAAACGACAGTAGCTGGACACTAAACTGAATGTTGTAATACCCAGCCGTATCAAACACAACCTTGGACTTGTCTGCTGGATCAAGTGCTACACCATTACTACTGGATGTCTCAGTCATAACAAGCGCATTTGAACCTGATGCTGCTTGCGCCTCGCCTACATAAACCCCGCTTACATGCGCAGCGTTACTTGAGCCAAACTGCCCACGGACGCACCCAGTAAACGAAGTAGCTGTCTTACCTGTGTATGTTATAAGCTCAGACCCAATAAGCAACGCGCCCGCATTTTGAAACCCCGTTGTAGACACGACAGGGATAGTGGTGACTGCGTTGTTTATATTGGCAGAGAGTGTCGTAACACCGTCTTGGAAGAACGCACCTTGGGGTAGCGCCAGCGTGTTTAGATTGCCCACGCGCAACTGACTTATCAGCGCATCTATTGTGTTGAAGTACTGGCGCAGAATGTTGTTTAGTGTATCGTGATACCCACGGTCGTACTGTACTGGCGCAAACGGCAGCGCGGGAGACTTAACCGTCGTAAGCGAAGTCGTTTCTGTAGTAACAACTTGAGTAAATGTGGTCATTAGTTTCTACCGTCTGGTCGCACATCAATACGGGGCACACCCAACTGCCACTGAGTACCAACACTATTAGACGCCACCTTAAACGCCATCTGTCTTCCACGCACCCGGCTATACACAATCTCTGTAAACTGCTGCACGTTGTAAGTAGTCTGCCCAGCGTAGCTTTGCGCTGAGGTCACATCCGGGGCTGCCGATACGCCATATGCAGCGCCGGGGTTTTGTTTTGGTCTCACTGTAAAGGTGACAAACGGCTTATCGCTTGTAGCGCCCGTAGTGTCTGACCCGTCGAATGTGATGTCAGGAATAATTCGCCAGACAAACCCGTAATTATGCCCGTCCTCAATATCAAAGTCAGACGACTGTATATATGCGTTAATTGCGCTTGGTGGGTTAGTACTGCCATCGTCTACCGCCGCTTCGTGATAGACAATAATATTCCCGGCAGTTGCCCCCATCGGGAACTGACGCAGTGGGGAGTCCAGCCAAGCCGTACGATCTAACGTACCGTAATACCAGACTCGGTCAAGATAATTAAAGATGACGTAGCGGTCTACGACAGTCGAGTTCTTGGAACAATAATTCCACCATACTTCTGAGTACCCCTCGTTGGTGCCAGCGTTAAACTGCGCTTCTTGGTCACGGTTAATATCGTTGAAAATGAACTGACGCACCGAGCAAGGCAACGTCTCCACCCGGCCAGAGTAAATGTAGAACTTATCCACACCCATCCAATACACAACACCGTTGGCTGTTGCCATAGCATTGGGGGATACGATAGAAATGTTGTCGGCAAGAAGGGTGAAACCATACACAAACGGTGGCCCAAGATACTGCATCGAGTAAATAGCGGCGTCCGTCCACACCACGATTTCTTGCCGGGTTTGCAGCGCACCAATGATTTCTGAACCATGCGATAGACGGTAGCTGCCCGCTTGGTTTATTGCTGACGGTGTCCAGTTTGTGTAGCTTTCTTGCTCTGTCCAGCGTATTAATAGCGGGTCAAAAATAGCTGTGCCATATGCACCATAGTCATTACAGCCAAAGGCTATCGTGATCCGTGAGGTGTCCGACACCATAATTTGGTTAATCTGAGCGGGCACATCTGTACCTGAAACCAAACTGCCTCGCGTACTATAGGCTGGGGTCGCGCCGCTGCCCGGTTGCCACAAATAAAGAGCGCCGCCGCGTGGAGAGAAGAGCAAATCTTCACCAAAGTTGGACTGACTCCAGAGGCGTAACTGCAAACCAAAACCTGTTGTAAAACCAGAACCCCAACCAAGACGGCTCCAAGGGCCAGTACCCCAACCAGTACCGATGGTGTATGTAGCAAAGCCGGTGTTGATCTGGTAAGCAAGCGTGATTGTTGCGGCGGAATTGCTTCCAGTCGCGGGTGTAGTTAATGTCACTGTATAGGTAGTGCCTGATGTAACGGTCACAATCTGGTATTCGCCGTTGACATTTACCCCGCCAATCGTACCAGCACCGGCTATGGTGACAAAATCATCTACCTGCAAGCTATCTGCGGCACTGTCCGATACCGTCATTGTTGTACCACTAGCAGTAAGCGTAATAGTAGATGCGTTAACTACAGGCGGCCCAGCAGAAGGTGTGTTGCCGTTGATCTCACGTATGGGCGTGATGTCGTAGTAGTCACCGCCGTCTTCCACATAAAACTTCAGGTTTGTGCCAACGCCCAGCAGGTTGTAGCTTTTAAGCGTTACCCAGTTCCACATGGAGCGGCACACACCAAGGAAGGTGTTGTACGACAGCGCTGCCCAACCACCAATCTTTTCAGGATAGCCAGAGCGAAAACGAATCTTATCGCAGTCATACCAGCCGCCCTCGTTGGCAAGCGTTGTGCCTTCGCGGTTTACGCCGGGACGAAATTGTAGTTTTTGTAGGGGCACAGTAGCTCCTTACAATTTCATGATAAATGCTAAAGCAAAATACGGAACAAGATTAGCGTTGGTTCCGCTAGAACCTGTACTGCTGTTAGATACAGATATACCAGTAGTAGCCGTATTTGTTGTTGGTATATTTTGGCCGCCCGATGGGTTTACATCAGCCATTAAATAATTAGGTGTCGTAGGAGAAGCGCCTAATGATCTTGCGTAAATACTATGTGTGTGACCGGAATCTGTAACCGTAGCAGTGTGCGTATGGCTTACAACGATAGCATCTTTAGACCCACCAGTTTTTGTATTACCCCCGGTGATCGTGGTAACAGACTGTCCACCGCTATCCACACTAGCGCCAACAATAAAACGGTCACGCAAATCAGGAGTGCCACTAGAACCATTACACAGCGCCCAACCAGATGGGATGGTAGCAATAGTGCCAGACCACATCATGATCATGCCGGTAACAAACGCGTTACCCCATACTGGTGGATTACCTGCGCCTTGAGATACAACAACTTGCCCAGATGTGCCAGACGAACTATTAAGAATAAGGTCGTCAAGCAGTGTTGTTGTACCTGTGATGCTTGCATTTCCTGTAACGCTTGCATTTCCTGTAACGCTTGCATTTCCTGTAACGCTTGCATTCCCACCAACAGAAAGACTGCCCGTGATGTGGTTTAGCTGCTCTACTATATCTACCCCGGTACTGCGTAACAGAACGCTTTTACCTGCGGGGACCGCGACACCTGTACCTGCTGCTGTGGTATTACCAATAACAGTTGAGCAGTAGATAGTGGCGGTGTACGCAGATGCGTTGATAACAACGTAGAGTTTAGTTACCGGGGGCACATACACATTGAACGGAGCGGTAGTTGTAGTAGTCAAGCTAAGAGCCGCACACCGCGCTTGGTCAGCCGTGCCATTTAACGCAGTTAGAGCTTGGTTTGCCGTTGTGACAGAGACCGATGCTAAGCCCGAGATAGCGTCCTCGATAATGACACCAAGGTTGTCGTTGGTGATCGTGCCCCACGTACCGGTCTTTTCACCGTTGGCAATTAATTCGATCCGTAGATCGGGACTATAGGTTGAGGGCATATCTTTTTCCTTTTAGGCAATCATCGTT